ACCGCTCGCAAGATAGAGGGCGACCCAAATCTTAGGGCCTGCCAGTGTATCGAAGTCCGTCTTCCCGGCCCAGACCATACCGGCTTGCAACCCGGCTGACCTATGGGAAAGGTCCCAGCAAGACCTGGGGATGATATCTCCTGTCAGGTAGCCGGTGAGAGGATGGCCGCTGATGGTCCCAACGTCCGCACATTCGCAGTGGAACCCGCCGATCTTTCTTGAGTTGTCTGCCGTATAGCCAGCTGGATACGTAGTTGCCGCCGAAAGTAATATCACTGGCACATAACCGCTCACGGGGACGCAGGCATAGATATAGAAGTCCTTGCCCGCGCGGTTGGCGGGGGTAGCATACTGCGAATCGTCCCAATTGGCTGCAGTGTCCAGGTCCAGCTCGACGGCGGCGGCCAGCTCATAGGAGTGGTTCCCAGCTCCCCCGACATTCACGATCAGGTGGCTGGGGGATACGAGCGTTCTCCGGTCGGCTGCCGTGCTGCTGCCCTTGTTTTTCCACATTCTATTGCGATTGTAATACGCATCTTGCCTCCCAGGGAGGCGATTCAGGAACGTCATAAAATCACCATCTTCAGATTCGTTGTAATATTCAGCCCAAGCCGATTCGTCTGCTTCATCGCAATCAGGCAGCCCTAGAACAAGATCGACACTGAACCTTTTTCGACATATAGGGCAATCACAAGTTGAAGCATCTTCGCCCGGATCGACATCATACGGCAGAGTATGCCCATTGGGGCAGACGACATCTGCCCCTATCAGAATACTTGCCTCAAAATCAATTCCACACACAGGGCAATGATACGATCCGGTTGCCATTCATGCCTCCTGGCTTATGGGGTGTCGAGCTCTTCGGCGATTATTTCGAGAAGAGCAGTCATATCATCGACCTTGGACTGCATCACGGCATCCCCGTTGATGTTCTGGTTCTTGAGCGCCTTGAGCAACGATATCATGCTGCGTGCCTCGGTAGTCTCCAGCTCAGTAGTTGATGCTGGAGCGTCTGTTTCCCCGAAGACGGACATTGGAACCTCCTATACTACAAACCATACTTTCGTGACCTTTCCAGCAGGCGCGCCGCTGGTATCGATGGTGTTCTGAGCCAGCACGGTAGACGATACTGTGACGGCGGGTGCCGTGCCCTCAAGCGTGTTATCGAGTGCCGCCAGCAGCACTGTGTTGGTGTTCAGCTTGGTATTCAGCCCGAGCTTGTCAGACACACCGATATCTGCCGTCCTTGTTGTTCCCGTGGTCGTGGCATCGATCCTGGTGACGTTCTTGAATGCCTTGGTGGTAGTCTGGGCGGAGGAGGACGCTGAGAAGGTCAGGTTCTCGGTTATGACTGCCCCAGATATGTCCCAGCCAGTGAACTTGATAGCGGTACTTACCACGTCTGAAGGCGTTACAATGATGCACCTGGGCACGTCGGGATCATCCAAGAAATTCGAAGATCCGACTCCGGTAGAATTGATCAGGAGCTTTGTGGTCGAGTTCAGGGATACGTCATTGCATATCTGATCTACATCAGACGTTTCAGCAGCGGGGATGGTCTGGATGGAAATCAGGCCTTCGATATTGTTCGCCCCGGTGTCTGTCTGCAGGAGGGTTCCCTGATCAATCTTCTTGGGGTACCAATCAGCACTTGCCGTGACCGCCAGCAATAGGCAGATTGCAAAAAGGATGAGATATTTCCTCATCCTAAGCCTCCGGAAGGAGAGCTGCGAAGGGATACCTATTTGCCGTGCCCTTGATGTCCACGGGTATCGGGCAGCACCACCCGAGACGACATGTGGCCTTCAGGAGAACAACATCCTGCTGGAAGGCATTGAGCTTCACCGCGCCAGAGGCATCCGTGACCATTGCGGTATCGGACATGCTGAGCTGGATATCCTGCCTCCAAGCGTAGAAGGCTTTCTTCCAGTTTCCGGCGATCATGAGAGCTACGGCGGGATCGAGGCAGTCGTTCTCGGGGAAATCCACGTTCACACCGGCCAGAGAATAGCTTGGTGTGCCCTGGCCGGCTTGAGATGCCCACAACGGGATGCCGTCGGTGGATCTTACACCACGCATTCCGGCCTTCATGCTAAGATCGGCAATGATGCCATCTACATTGTACCGCTTGCCTTCTACCAGGCTGAAGAGGCCGCTTTCTCCCAAAATCTCATCGTAGTAGTCCTTCATGGTCGCGGTAGCCTTGTGGGTGACCGTGAGGCTCTTGGAGGCCACATCAGTCATGATGGCATTGGGAAAAGCAGTGGGCTTTGCAGTTCCGTGGATGACTGCCTGGTCAAACTTGCGAGCAATGGATTCGCCCAGCCTCGGCTTGATCTCTCCCCACAGGTCATACCCTTCAGCAAGATCTGCGATGGTGTCCTTCTGGATCGGCACCACAACACCCATTTTTGCGGCCGTGATGGTGGCATTAGTCCACTGTTGGGTTGCGGTCTCCAGGAGTCCGCCCGCGGCCTCCGGGCTGGTGCCATCTCCTGCCTCGGTATCTACCCAATAGGCTTCCGGGAACAGAGACATTACGGGCCTGCTCTCGGTCTTGGTGCTCATGTTCGGTTCTTTTCTCATGAGGCGCATGCATATAGATTGTGAGATGGCCTCTTGGATCACGCCAGGCACGTACTTGGTCTGGATGAATCCGTTGGTTGTCAGCCCGGATCGGGCTAAAATTTCGTCGTAAGTTCCCATAAAATCATCTTCCGGATGTTTCGCCCACGCCAGCAAGGGCGCGCAGGGCAGCGTTCATCTCATCATTCTCAGTCGCCGGTTTTCCGGGCGTCAGTGGCGGCACGGGATTGCCCGTGTTGTGCTTGATCCCCAGCTTCTTTCGCAAGGCTTCGGCATGCGCTTTCAGGCTCGCCTCATCGGTGCCCTTCAGTTCCTCAATCCAATCCGCGGGGAGACCGGCTTCTTTTCCGATCTTCTGCCGGAGGTCTCCGATCTCGTAGCTTGAGAGCTTGGTCTTGAGTCCCTGGATCTCCTGTTGGACAGTTCCAAGGGAGTTCTCCAGTGCTGCCGCCCTCTGCAGAGCGCTATCTAGCTCTGTCTTAGGTACATAGTTTGCCAGCTTGCGATTCAACGCGGCCTGGTACTGCTGCTCGGTCTGAAAGACCTTGTAGGGACCAGATCCGCCTTCTCCAGGGGCCGGAGGCACTGCTGGAGGTGTTGCGGGGGGTGTTTCTGTCATGGTAGGAAAGTGCGGGGCCTGTCGGCGCTGCGCACTGTGAAAAGAAAATTTACAGGACTTGCCCGGCGGCATCCTGCGCTATCTGGTTCGCGTCATCCTCAGAGTAGCCCGCCTCTTCCAGAATGGCCTTCGTGGACCAGCCGGCCGAGCGCTTGTTCATTGCTATCTGAGTCTCTTCCAGCTCATCGTCTGGCAGGCCATCTTTCCAGTTTATCTGGATATCCTTGAGCAGAACCGCGCCAGGTACCTTATTCTTAACATCCAATACCGAAATCGCTTCGAGGATCTGCTTGAACGCTGGATCGAATGGTAGCTTGCACCGTTCGCTCTTCTTAAGGGGCCGCTGATACGCACGTCTCAGGGCCGCACCAGATGGGGCGGTTCCCAGTGACTCCGGGAAGAAAATAGCTTTGCATGTCTCGGATACGAGGAATAGGGCGTCAAATGCCTTATCAATCAGAGTAAAAGACGAAACGAGCTGGCCGTCCCAGGTGATGTACTGAGGGATCATCTTGTCATCTTCCGACATTGGGAAGATGCGCCTCTTGGCGTTATACTTGCGCTCGCCGGTGACTGGATCTTTCGGGCCTAGTGCATCTTCAGGAACCGCAAACGCGGGCTCGCTATGGGCGTCCAGAGTACGACCCGAGCGAGTGAATGTGATCTCTAGCCTCTTCACTATCGGGTCGATGTCCTGGTAGTCATCGGTCCCGAAAATATCATCTGAAGTTATGGCATTCAAGAACGGAAAGACAAGAGGCTTGTCGTATCCTGTTTTGACTTCTGAAATATCATAAGGATCTGAATTTATCTTGCCCTCGCTGGATATCAGGAACTTGCTGCTCTGGATGAAGCCGGGGCTGTGGATCTCAACGTTGAGGACTTTTTGGTCCTGCGACCAGGCTATGATATGCCCCAACGCTTCGCCATCTGGTCCCACCACCGGCCACCAGTTCTTAGGGGCCACGATCTGCAGCTTGGCTGTCTGGCCTTCATCAGCATAGACCTTGGCCACGCCAACCCCATATCGGCTCATATCGATCCTGGCGGCGTAGGCCTTCAGCCACAAAGAGAGACGAGGGATAAGCGAGTCCAGGTAGGTCTGCTCTGCAGGGACTATGATGTTCCCCGTAGAATCCCTGGCCTCTTGCCCTGCCTTCATGGTGGGTTTCTCGGTGAGGAGGAGATCGGCCCACAGGGTGGAGAGCTGCTTGTGAAAGTTTAGTATAAAAATGACTTTGTTGAAATCCTTCTCCCTATCTGCATAGAGATTCCTGAGGACTGTGTAGACCTCATCATGCTTCCGCTGCCAGAGCTTCAGGTTCTCCTCGTAGATGGTGAGCCTTCTGCCAGGGCCTACGTCTTCCTCTGGCGGCCAGGGCTTGCCCCGCTGGAAGTATGATTGCAGATTGTCAGGAGTGATCATATGAGTCCCATTTGAACCAGTTCTTTTTTTGCTCTTCTTGCACCGTATCTGATGCCATCAGCGACATGATCAGGTGATCCGCTGCCACCTTTGAGAAACATATCGACGCCACGCTCTTGTGCTTTCGGATCCCAGAGCAGATTGTTAATACCCCAAATAGCTTTAGGGCAATTCTTCTGGTAAATTTTGCATCGCCCTAAGCTGAAAATGGTCGTAACGTCCTCGATGCCTGGCATTATGCTATTATCAGCAGCGGTTGCTGAGGAGAGCTGAGGAAATTGGCTGCCCTTACATTCCTTGATAAATCCGGGTTCTTCTGGCGGTATAAGGATTTTGTTTGGGAATATGAGTTTGCCTTGCCAGTGCGTGAGCCTGTCGAGATCCTGGATGTACTCGGCATTCGATTTCTGGCGCTTCTCTTCCTTTGAATCCCAATAGAACTCCTGTAGAATATACCATACCCCACCCGACAGCCCCCATAAAGTGGCACTGAAAGGATTGGAGTAGCCATAATCGAGGCTGGCCATGAATTGGATGAAATCCGCAGGCACTTTGTCGACTACGAAGCCTTTTGAAATATCTTCTTCAAAGAAGCTGAATACCCGGCCTTCTGCCGCTGCTCTCTCTCCGAGCACATAGCGTCGGTAGAGCACAGATCCAACCGGCCACTGGGATGTGATCCTGTTCCGGGCTTCATCAGAAAGCGCTGGATTATCATCCATCGTCAGATGCAGGAAATAGAGTTTTCCCGCATCCCTGAAAGGATCTAGTGTTTCGACGTAAAGAGGATGAGTGGGAGTTTCCGGGTTGTTCAGGAACCAAGCCTTTGCACCTTCGACCGATAGTCTTGCGAGCCCCTGGTTGATGAAGCTCTGTGGCATCAGCGGTGGCTCATCGAATAGGATTCCTGCCAGGGTCTTGCCCTGAATCAGGTCTTGAGAGCTTTCGTCCTTGCCGCCATATATCCAGAAAATGTTCTCGTGATCCAGCTCTTTCTGATGGACTATGAGATGAGGACCCTCGACTTGGGATCGCTTGAATTGCACTTCGTAAGAGGGCTCAATAGAGAGCATTTTCATCAACGGGCGGACTTGGTTCCTTATCGCCGTGCCGATGGTTTTGGAACAGAGAGCGAATTCTTCCTGATCGTATGTGAAGGAAGCCCAATTGGTGAATGAGAAATCGGCGAGCGCGGTTTTTCCACATCTGACAGAGCCTTCCGCCTCAAAATAGGCGAAGTCTTTATGAGGGCTTTCCGGAGTCCACCAGTACAATATCTGCTCTTGTTTCGGGCTCGGCGGTTTCCAGACGAAGGCGGGTTTATCAACCCGGCGGGCTTTCGTCTTTTGCATAGACTTCTCCAGCCCGCTTCATGTAGCCTGCCATGAAGCCACTTTTTTGGGGAACTTCTGGTTTGTCTCCGGGCCCTTTGATCTTGGCCTCGATTTCCAATGCCTTCATAACCCCGCCGATGCAGCCACCGAAAGCACGGAGATCTTTCTTCTTTGCTTCTTTGGCGGCGTCCAGGGCAAGCGCGTAGGCTTCGTCTATTTTCTGCTGAAGATCCTTGCCCCTTGAAATCTGATTATCGTTTGCAGCGGCTTGAATGTCGGCAGCCACGTGACCGTTTTTTACATGCCGTTCGACCGATTTGTAGCCAACTTTGAACTGTGACGCTATACGACGAAATGAGACGCCTTGTGTGACGGCTTGGTCTATTGCGCATCGGTTTTTGTGAACGCAAATAGAGCACTGATTTTTTGCCACATATCATCAATCCAGAAATAATCTTGAAAGGCCGGGGAAGGAGGGAGGGAGAACCTCGGCGCAGGCCTCAATTCAGAGCATGCCCCTCTTATCACAGGCCGCTATTGGGCTTCATCCAGCCGCCCAGGATCAAACAGAGCCTATCAAACTCTGCTATGCTACCCTCGATCCGGAGGCCTGCAGGCGTGACCGTGATGGCTGGTAGCCTTTCCGCGC